TCCGCCTTGGTTAATCTGTGTAGTTCCACCGCCGCTAAATTTCTGCGCCGAATAACCTATATTTATTTCGCCTATTTTAGAAGACTTAGCTACTTTCGCTCCTTGAGCTATTCTTAAGGGAGCTTTATTGTTTTTCATAGATCCGGCTTTAATTACTATTTTACCTTTTAAATATTCTACTAAAGAACCGGATTTTTCTTTAGCTTCTTTTACCGCTTCTTCGTCCATGGCTTTAAAGGCGCGGTTAATAGATCTAAGCTCGGCCTTATCGTAAGTTAAAACTTCACTTGCCACGCTTCGACTCCAGTATCTCTAAAGCTGTTAAAACTTCTTCGGCGGTCTGCCATTGACTCATAGGAATTTGGGTAGCTATAGCGAGTTCCACTAAAAGCCGGCTTAGGCTTCCTCGCTGATAACTTTTGGGAGTTCCTCGCCTACTACTACGTCGGCGATAGTCTCCGTCCAAGCTTCTAAAGGTTTTACAGGTTTACCGCCGGCGTTACGCTTCATTGAGTTATAAGCTAGAAATAGAAAGTCTGTAATTCCCATTTTCTCGCCGGCTTGTTGAACCGTAAAGCCGCTTTTAGCTTCCCACTTAACGAACTCCGGCGGTTGAGCTATAAACGTCTCTTTAGTTCCGTCTGTAAATTCTATATTTATAGATAGCTTCATGCTCCCGATCCTTTCTTAAGGTTGAAGTTCTGGAGTAGTAATACAGGTAAAGACTAGCGATACGGTTTGAGCGTCTGGAGCTGTTCCACCGGCGGAAGGCTGTATCGGTTGAACTTCAAATTCAAAAACGACTCCGGTGTCGGCGGTTAAGACTACGGCTAAGCCGGTGTCTGGAGCAGAAGTAGCGGCCGTCCACAGAGCTTCGCATAATGAAGAACCGGCTCCCCAGTCGGATAGCATTTCTACGGCGAAGGATCCTTGAGTGTCTAAAGTTTTATAAGCTTTTCCGGAAAGTGTCTGGTAAGTCTCGATCGTAGTATCTACGGTGAGAACCGCCGACGTAGCTTGAGCGGAATATTGAGCGGCGTCGATAGTAAAGCTAATATCTCTACCGGTGATTATTGTAGTAGGCATTTATTTATTTCTCCTTATGTTTGATGGTAGTAGGTGTAAACGTCTAAATCTGAGGTTAAAAAATTACCAGTTCCGACGGTAATAATAGACGGACGAGAAAAGTTTCCTATAACGTAATTAGTTGGGATCTCTTCTAAAATTTCTATCATAAGTTCTTCTAAATTATTTAAAGCTCCAGCGTTATTATTATAAGCGACTATTGCGCTTATAATTAAGTTAACTTTTACTTTAACCGTAGCTTTACCTATTAAGACATTTTCCAGATACGGCGAATTGGGTAAAATTGAACAGGCCGGCGCGATAATTGTCTCCGGCGGTGATCCGTAAACGGAAGCGGTAATATTTTCTAAAGCTGTAGCTAAAGGATCTCTTACCGTGTCTAATATTGAGCTCATTATTGAGCCATAGTCTCGACGTCAATATAGGAGCTTAGAAGTCCGATTACTCTATTTTGAAGTGATCGACCTAAAACGAAAGGCGACGGATTTTGGTCTATGGAGCTAGTCATATTTCCCGAAGCTGTTACGCTCTGAAAAATTTCTACCGATACGACTAAAATCGCACTATGAACCGGAGCCGTGTTTTCGTATAGCTCGGCCGCGCTTGAACCGTCAAGAACGGCAACACCGGACGGAATCACGGGAATAGTCGTCGCCGTATCTTGAAGGTTTGTATCCGCACTAAAGGAGAAGGGTAAATAAGAAGAATCGTCTACCGTGTAAGTATCGTCTACGGCTCCTAAACCGGTTACTACTATATCTTGATCTTCCACAAAATTATTTCTTTTTATAAGATTAAAAGTAATAACCTCATCTAATATTTTATAACTAGCGATCGCGTTATTATTAGAAGTTAACATAGGTAAAATTGTTAACTCTGCCGAATCTATTATTTCTTCTAAATAAGCGTCGGAAAATAAAGATTCGCTAACTCCTAAAACGTTGCGTAATTCGCTCGGTGTAACTATAGGCATTAGCGAACCTTTCTCTTCGGCTGGCTAACTCGGGAGCGAATTAGCCATGATTATTTAGTAATTAAGCTTTATTATTTATAAACGCGCCAGCTCCGATTTTTGTAGCTATCGCTCCATATGAATAAACCATAACGGAAATTTGACCGGAAGCGATTACGTCGGCGCGAAGGCGATAAGAACCGCTCTCATACCAAGTATAAGCTTCTGGATTTACGATAATGATAGAACCGTCGGTGTCTGTTCCGGAAGACGTGTTAGCCGTAACGTATAGATCTAGACCGGCAATATTTCCACGAATTGAAGTTGGATTAACTTGTCCACCGGTAAAGTTATTAGTTCCGGCGGCTACGTTATAAAGTGGAGCTCCATTATTATTAAGAGTCATAGCGTTAGCCCATTGACTTGTATTCATAATAATATTTCTAGCGAAGCGTTGAGTTCCAGAATATACGGAAGCAGAACCACGGCTTACTATTCCTAGTAATTCCTCGGCGTCCGGATAAGTTGCGACGGTAGTCGAGTCAACAGTTGCGCCGGTAATAAGTGCGGCGTTAACGGCGGTATCTTGAACCTTAGCCATTTGAGCAGCCATATTTGAAAGAAGCTCATTAAAAAATAAAGGCGAAGTTCTATCCAAGAGCTCGACGGAAAAGGTTTGTTGACCGGCGAATTTTTGAACGCTTACAGTAACGAAAGCCGCATTTTGGTCTGTATTACTTGGGGCTGATCCTTCTCCCGTAATTGCGACACTCGGTAATTGTGTAATTTTCGGAATTTCAAAACTCATACCGGCGTCCGGTAAAACTCCGCGAGAAATTGCGTCAATATTGGAACGAACGCCATTAGCTAGACCGTTAATTACTTCGTTTAATTGACGAGTAGGAACTAGACCGGCGTTATCTGTTGTATCGGCGGCGGCCGCTACATATTGGCGAGCGTCTTCGTCGCCGAGAGTTGCGCGAATAGTATTTTCTAAATACTTTCCGGCAGAAAAGTCTAAACGTGGACGAGTAGTAAAGACCGGCTTACGCACGGCCGAGATATTTATTTGAGAAGCTTCTACCGTTTTTTCTTCGGTTGGAGCCTCTGGCTGAACGGTAGTGTCTGGCACTTGTTCTCCTTCGGTTGGGTTGGGTGTTACTGGCTCCGAAATTTTTTCTACTTCGGAATCTTCATTAGCGGCTACTTCACTTACGCGAGCCGATTTCACGGCCGGATTAGTTACTAAAGCTACGCCGGTTAATTCTGCTTTTAATACTTTCATAGTTCCGTCGGGTAAAGTTTCATAATCGTCTACCGAAAGTTCAACAGAAAATCCTTCTCTTGCGCCTTCCATGGCCTCGACTATTGCGTCATTACCGGCGTTAGTTCTAAAAATTTTAAAGCTAGCATTTATAGCGCGGTTAGAATCTTTTTCCATAGATAAAGTTTTACCGATTCTTCTAGTCGCGTCATGCTCTAAATTTAAAAATACGTCTTTAGGTTCTATAGAATTTTCTTCAAAAATAACTTTTCCAGTAGAAGCGTTAGCTAATTCGGAAAAGGCTACAATTCGGCCGCTTATAGTTCTGCTTGAATCGTCGGCGGCTGTTATCGCCATAGGCATAGTTAATTTCATAGCGTCATTTCCTCTTTTATCCTTATCTCTTCCGGAGTTAACGCTCCGACTCGGTTTAACACTTCGTAAACTTGAGCTCTTTCCATAGCGGAACCGCGTAAATAATAATCAAGATCAAATTTCGCTTGAGTTGAACTAGCGACAAAATCACTCATTGAAAGCCGTTGCTCGATCGAAGTCATTAACGGAATAAGAGAAAAGTTAAGGAGACTTTCCTTGGCGAGAGTGGCGTTAGAGTAGGTCATACTCGAACCGGTAGGAGAGTCGGTAAAGTAAGCCGGAATTCCTATAGCGCGGCTTAATTCTGTAGCTATATGATTTCTCGCGGCCGCTAGCTGTAATTTTTCCGGATCGAAGCCTACCGATTCTAAACTAACATCACTATTTAAAAAAGCCGTCGCACGTGTTCGGCGAGCTTGAGCCCACGAATCTAAAAGTTTAGTAATTCTATCCGCCGGAAGAGAAGCTCCATTAGATTTTAATACCATAGTAGGAAAAGGTTCGCGAGCATACATAGCCGTAGCTCTTTCAAGTTCTGCGCCGGCGCGAATTGTAGAACCGGATCTTCTTAATAAGCCTTCGTCATTTCCATAGAAAACTACTAAAGAATTTATTCCGGTATTTGGAACTTCTAAATTGTCCACGGTGTAATATAAAAT